TAAATTACTTCACCAGGGAAATTATATTGTGTTTTATAAATTGGGAATGGTGGTGTTGCTGAACCGTACTGTCTAATAACATAACCTTCAAATCCACAAGGAACTGACTCTATGTTAGCATCTAAATTCATTTCCAACATAATGTATTTTGAATTCAAAGCGTATTCACCATCACTTGTACCAATCTTAACAGCCACGTAACTGTTAGAACCTGGGTCCATAGTACAGTTTGTGAATTTTTCTAAGATTACAGGGTTTGTGTCAGTATCGTAAAAACTACGAACCGCTAAATCAAAACTTAAATTAGCGAATGAAATATTAGATATTGAAATTTTAATTTGTGTGTTTGCACTATCACCATCAGCTACCGAATAAATCTTAAATAACTTATCAACCGTACTACCGAATAATTGAGAAACTGCCCAAGGTGATTCAGGTGATTGATATCTTTGAAGATAGTTTGCAATAGTTCCTGTTGAATTCGTATATCTAACACCAGGAAGTGCAACAAACTGAGAATTAAGACCTCTAATGTATCCCTTATTATAGGCATAATTTAACAAATTAGGGAAAGTTTCCTCAACAAATAATGGAACTTCAGCTCTAGGTTTACCAAAGTTAGATAAACCAAATACTTTAGTAATGTAATTTGCGGATGTTGTACTTAAAGATGTTGCGAATGAAAACGCATCTCCCGCAGCAGTTAATCCTGAAATTGCGAACTCTGTAAATGGATTCTGTGATATTCCTGAATAACTACCTGAATTATCAATAATAACACTAGTTAAACCTGATACAGTATAAACAGGACCATTACTTCCAACACCATATGTTGTAATACCTCTTGAACGTAAAGTAGCCGCAATTAAGTTATTATAATCTGTATAAGCGGTACCTGTATAGTTATAAATTGTTCCTGAAACAGTACCTGAATAAACACCACTACCTAAACTAGTCATACTAGATATTACATTATAGAATGAATAACCTGTATAAGCATTTCCTGAAGAAATATCAAAGTTAGCGTAATACCAAGTGTCATTATTACCTGAAGTAAAATCAGCGTCTGCAGTTGTTACACCTGAAACACCATATACGTTAGTTGAAGCTGTGTAAGCCGTTAAACTTGGTGATGCTCCTGATGGTATTGTACCAAAATAATCTATTGTAAAACCTGAACCAACACCAGCGGCGTTAATTATTGGTGAAATTTGTGAATCCAAATCATCTTGTATTGTTGAAATACTACCATCAAATTGTGTGTATTGAGCATCAAGATTAATAATTGCTGGGAATGAACCAAATGTCACACTTGTTGAACCTGTTGAACCTGTAAATCCAACACTATATGTTGATGAACTTCCATTCAATCCAACCGTTGTTGAGTTAACATTGGCAATTGTTGTTATTGACCATGACGGTCCTGCATCATACCCCGACAATCCCAATACTCTTGTTACGAATAATTGGTTAGACTGTTGTAGGTAGGATTTGGCGATGTACGCCAATTCATATTTAGGAATTTGTGTGTTTACAAATTTTTCTGGAACTGTACCCCCAAAATAAGACTCAAAGTCTGAGTAGTTTGTGATGAAAATGGGTTCAAAAGCTGGACCCATTAATGTCTCACCAACAAGACCAAGTGTGGTTACCCCAACACTTTGCGCTACAAAACTAAGGTCTCTTTCAGATGTGTATACACCAGGAGAAACGAAAACTTTATTTGATACTGCCATTTTTCTATATGTTCAATTGTTTTATTTATGTATAAATATTATGAAATTCAAGAAAAACTTTACTTTACAGTATCTATTTATAATATGGGCAGATTATTTTCTGCCTTTATTCTACCTATGGAAAAGAAAATTAAGAATTTAAAGATATCAGTAGATGCACACGACATTTTGAAGAAATACTGTGATAAACACGGTATTAAAATGTACAAGTTTTTGGAAAATTTGATTAAAGAAAAATGTCAAACTAAAAAAGACATTTATGGTGAATCATAACAACTTGATTCCGTATTGTAGACTGGCTTCTTCGCCATCGGTTTTTTTAACCACCTCAAATCTTAAGATGTCATTTGTGTTAACTTGAATTAGTCTAACATCAGTTCCATAAAAATCATTATTAATATAGACATCATAACTTTGAATATTGATTTGTCCTTGAGTTAAAAAGTCACCTGTATAATCAACATTTAATTGTTTTGTCGTAACATCGGCAGGTATTGTAACGGATAAATCAAAACTATCTTTATTTTCAGGAAATCTTTTTTTCTTTGGTTTGGTTGTTTGAGAAGATACTTCAAAAGTATTCAACACACGAGAAACCGCAGGGGCTACTTCAAACTCATCTTCGTCCAATAAAAATCCTAACATTGTGAATTCATAATTTTGGATGTAAAATCTTCTTCTTTGTACCTCAACAACTGACTCATCTGAAATACCCCCCATAATAATTGGAATGTAATGACCGTTGATTTGTCTATAGGCTTGTCTTGATGCAAAAGTTTGAATCACATTTTTGTTAAACTCATTTAACTCCCTCATTCTATTACAAACAATTTTTACATTATAGGTAATATCAACAGGAACGGGTTGTGGAATTTTATAGATATCCAAACCTTTAATGTTTCCATTCCAAGATGGAACGGCTGCGTAAAAATATTCTTTTCTATTTGGAATATTATAAATGATTGCGGGATTGCTTCCGTATTTAACTTCAGGTTGACGAACAACTGTAATAAAAGGTAATGTTGGATTACCATTCAAATCTTGAATGTCCCAAGTTTCAGTAAATTGAGCCCAGTTTTGTGTGGTAATAATTAAATCAATCATTGGTATTATACTACCAGCAACCGTTGTTTGTAAATCTTCTTTTACAAAATCTAAAAATCCCCTGTCTAACTCGGGGTGCATTAAAGACTTTGGTAGGAAAGTTCCGTCATACTTAATATCTTGAAGCAATTGTTCTCTACGAGCCAAAAGAATTTTTTCGGGCTTAAGATTAATAGTTGGAATAATTTCCTTTCGTTTTCTTGGTACTGGCATCTTATATACCTCTAAATTCATTTTCACTTACAGGGGTTGCAGTATAAGAATAATAAAATCCTTTATAACCACCATAAGTGTGTTTATTATCATAATCAGGAATACCTGCATCAATTACTGAATAGTATCTAACTTCAGATTCGGTTATCCAATATCCGATATAATCACCCAATTCAATATTAACTTGTAAATCAGCAAGTTCTTGTTTATAAACGGCAAATTTTAATAATCCAGGTTCGTTTTGAATAATTTTACTACTTCCTAAAAATTGTTCAGCCGCCTCTTCAATTCTAACATAAGCATTGATGGATACGGGCGCTAAAAATTGTATCCCGTCTTGTTGTACTTCACCATAAACATCATCTTGTAGTGTTTTGGTTCTATCAACTTTATAAAGTACTATTGTAAAATTCATATCCCCACCAAGCCATTCACGACCCATAGAAATATCTAATGAGAAATCTTCCCCACCAAAAAATTTACCTAATCTTGTAATTGGAACTAGCTGTTGTGCCATACTTGATAAATATACATAAATTGATTATCTTTTATTAGATTGGAAAATACTGAAAACACATATAATGTCTCTGTGTTAGAAAGAAAGGCTCTTGATTTGTTAGAGACGTATCAGGGTGCCAATAATTACATCATACGTTTGAGACAAAAACAAATTGATAATAAAAAATTTTACCCAACCCGAGCTCAAGCCGAATACATAATAAATTATTACGAAACATCACCAAAGGTTGCAAAGAAATGGGTGGAACTTGATTCTTATTTTGCTCAAAAAATTGCTAATGATAAATTATTTTCATCTGTACCAACAAAAGTATATGTTGAAAAACTTTTGGTTGAGAAAGATACTGCTTATCATATTTGGGGGAAATTTTTTGAATCAGAACAAATACATGATTTTTGGATTCCAAAGGTTGCGATGGTAAAAGACAACAAAGTTAAAGATGTTGTAATTGATTATGAAAAATATTCACACCGTCCACCACTTGAACACCAAAAAGAAGCCATTAAATCTTTGGTTGAGAATAAAAAGTTTATTCTTGCCGATGATATGGGTTTGGGTAAAACAACATCAACCATTATTGCCGCTTTGGAAACAGGGGCAAAAAAGATTTTGATTATTTGTCCAGCATCTTTAAAGATTAACTGGCAACGTGAAATTGAAAACTATTCAAATAGACCAACATCAATCATTGAAGGTAAAAAATGGGAAGATAGTGATTTTATAATCATCAACTATGATATTATTAAAAACTTTCACGATGAAAAAAAGAAATCAGATTCAGTTTTATTAAAAACAAAGTTTGATTTGGTGATTATTGATGAAGCTCACTACATTCAAAACAAACAAGCCCAAAGAACCAAGTTAATTAATGACTTTGTATCTAATGTGGACAGACTTTGGTTATTAACAGGTACACCAATTACTTCAAGACCAATTAATTACTTCAATTTATTAAACTTAATTGAATGTCCTGTAGCTAAAAATTGGATGGCATATGTTAAAAGGTATTGTAATGGTTTCCAATTCCAAGCGGGAAGAAGAAAAATTTGGAATGTTAGTGGAGCATCCAACTTGGAAGAATTAAGAGACCGAACCGCACCTTTGGTTTTAAGAAGATTGAAGGAAAATGTGTTAGATTTACCAGATAAAATTATCACACCTGTTTACTTAAGATTAAAATCAAAAGAATATGAAGCCTTAATGGGTGAATACTATGATTGGTACGATAAAAATGGTGAGTCTGATTCATTAACCCTTCAATTTACCAAACTTACAAAGGTAAGACAGGTGATTGCTGAAGAAAAAGTTCCATCAACAATTGAAATTTGTGAAAACATTGTAGAGCAAGGTAAGAAGGTAATTGTTTTTACAAACTTTACCAAAACTTTGGAAATGATATTGGAACATTTTGGAAAAAAAGCGGTTAGACTTGATGGACAAATGTCCCAAAAAGAAAGACAAATGTCTGTTGACCGTTTTCAAAACGAAGATGATGTTATGGTGTTTGTCGGAAACATAAAAGCCGCAGGTGTTGGTATCACATTGACTGCGGGTGAAGCGGTTGTAATGAATGATTTATCCTTTTTACCATCAGACCACTCTCAAGCGGAGGATAGAAGTTACCGTTATGGACAAAAAAATAATGTGTTAGTTTATTACCCAATTTTTGACAATACTGTGGAAGGAATCATCTATGACATACTCAAAAAGAAGAAAGACATCTTTGAAACCGTGATGGGTGACAAGGTGGACAATGGCGATTATGTTCAAGAAATACTAGAACTTATAAATAATTGGAGGCGATAATCAAACTTCGGCTTATTTATAATCAATAAACATTAATAAAAGCCGACCTTATGAAGAATCTTAAAAATAGGATTGAAGTAATTGAAGAAGATTTACAAAAAAAAGAAGTTAAAAGACAACAAGAGCAAAAAGTAAGAAGAGTTGTCGCAGAAGCCAAAAATATTAAGATAGAAAGATTACCCTATTCTTATTCAGCACTAAAACAATTTATTGACCCCGAAACCATGAGTGTTCATTACAACAAACACTACAAAGGTTATGTTGATAAATTAAACGGAGCATTAAAAGATGATGAAGATTTGACCTTAGAAGAAATTGTCAAAACAATAGACAGTTTCAACAAGTTCATCAGAAATAATGCGGGTGGTGCTTATAACCACCAATTGTTTTGGAAAATGTTAACTCCAAAAACAACAAAACCCGGTCCAATCACACTTAAAAAAATTAATCAAAGTTTTTCATCATTGTCTGACTTTAAAAAGAAATTTGAAGGTCAATCAAAAGATAGATTTGGTTCAGGTTGGTGTTGGTTAGTTCTTACAAAAAGAGGAACCTTAAAAATTATGACAACCCCAAATCAAGACAACCCCCTTATGGATGTTGTTGACCAAGGTGGTTATCCAATTTTAGGTTTGGATTTATGGGAACACGCATATTATCTGAAATATAGAAACAGAAAAGAAGAATATATAAAAAACTTTTGGAGAGTTGTTAATTGGGATTACGTAGAATCAGAACTTTCAAGAAAGTTGGATAAAACGGTAAAAGAATCTACAACAGCCAAAGAATTTTTGACTGAAGCTGTTAAAAGTGAACCTTGTTCAACACAAGACAAAATGGCTTCAAAATTATTGTTTAATACAAACAGAGATGTTCTTAATCTATACAAAAATGCAATCATGCAAATTTTGAAAGATACATTTGCCGATAGATACTACAACAAAGATGAATATGCTAAAGGACAAATGTCGGGTGTATATAATTTGGAAGGTGAAGGTAGGTCGGTAATCAATTACTTGAATACAAACTACAGTGCATTTTGTGTGTTAAAAAAAGATATAAACAAATATCTTACAAAAGTAGGTGAAGAACCAATTATTTTTTCAGGAAAAACACCAAGAGAACAAGTTAATGAAATGGCAAGAATGTTGAAAGTTCTAAACAAAGTTAAGTTTAGAGTATTCTCATTGGAATCTGAAACATTTAAAACAATTATGAGTGTGATGGGGGTTACTTCAGACAAAGGTAATAAAACTGAAGATGCTGTTGTTGAAAAACTTAAAAAACAATTTGGTGATGAAAATGTGACTCGTATTGGTGAACTTGGAAACAAAGAAGATATGATGACGGGTGTTGATGTTAAGATTATGGTTGATGGTGTTGAAAAAACTGCACAAGTAAAACCATTCAGTTACATAACAAAAAGTGATGACATGTATAAAGTTGACGGAACCGCAAATGTTAAAAAATATCAAACTAATTGGATGATTTTTATGAAACGTTTGGATGATATGGTCATCTTTGATAATTCAAATACAAAAATAATTGACGGAGTTTATTATTTCCCAATTGATGCCAAGTTGTATCAATTATAATAACTTGATATTTATATATAAAAAACTATGGTAGTTATTGCTGAACCAGAAAGAACCAAACTGTATAACAGGATTTTAAATCAACTTGGAGCTCCATTAAGAGCCGTTGAATTGGAATTTGAAATGATGGATTCATTACTTGAATTGTCCATCGGTGACTATACACAATATCTTTATGATTGGTTGATTGAATCACAATGGACAACATTGTATGGTATGAATCTGGATACCCAATCAGTAGCAAACGCTTTAGTTAGAAGAACCCTTGATTGGGAAACTCAATACACTTACGCATATTCTAAAATTGTTGGTCTTCAAAATTCAGGTCCTTGGGTTCTTAAAAAGGATTATTTTGAATTACAACAAAACGTACAGATATATGAAATACCTGCAGGTCGTGAAATCAACGAACTTTTATGGTATTCACCAGCTGAACAAAACAATTTATTCTTTGACCCTTGGTCAATGCAGAGTCTTGGTGGTTATGGTGGTATTGGTGGTCCTGGTGGATTTGCCCAAGCAGGTGGTGGTGGAGGTTACTTCATGTTCTCTTCATATGATGTACTAGCAAGACAACAAGATTTAAATCTTAAAAGAAGAATTATCCAACCTGATGTTAGTTATCGTGTAACTGCACTTCCTGATGGAAAAAGAGCGGTTATGTTGTATAACACACCTGGTGGAAGATTTGACTTTGGTGATAGTGAATTAATGAGAGGTCGTGTTTGGTATTGGTATTATGATACAACTGATGCTGACAGAGACCAATGTCTTAAAGATAACCCTGATATCGTAAAATTACCTTCAGACATTCCATTAGATGAATTGAATTGGGTTGATTTAAATGACCCTGCAAGACAATGGGTTAGAAGATGGTTCACCGCATACTGTAAAGAAACCTTGGCTCGTGTAAGGGGTAAATTCAGTGGTAATTTAAAGACACCAGATAGTGAATTAACAATGGATTATACATCTTTGGCTACCGAGTCAAAAGATGAAAAGACAATGTTAGTCACAGAATTAAAAGAAAGATTAGAAAGACTTCGTCCTGAAAAACAAATGGAGAAAGAAGCACTCATCGCCGAAAATTTAAACAAACAATTGAAATTTAGAGCGATGCCTATACCAATTACAGTTGTTTAACATATGGCCATAATTAAATCAATACCGATTGAGAAAATAATCAACGGTTACAGAATCAAAACATCAGAACTTGCAGTAGTTTCTGAATCAGAATATACCACAAATGGAGAATATGCCATTGTTATCAGAGGTGTTGATAATTGCAAACTTAAATTAAATTCTACAACAACTGATAGGATTAAAATTAAGGCAATGACAAAAACATTAATCATTCCTGACATGAACTCCATTGATGAAGAATGGGATGAAATTGCCTTAGATAAAGGTTCTTGTGTTGAGTTTATTTTCATCAACCAAAATTGGTATATCTTATCTTCAGATGGTTTGAAGATTTGGTAATCCTGTAATTTGATTTTCCCAACCGTCTTCAGCCTTTTCGTAAATATAAAAAGGTTCCAATCCACGTTTTTTCCAATAGGACATTTCTTGTTCTGAAATTGTTAATACATCATTCAAATCATCTTGGTCACCAACACCTAATGGATTTCCATTGATTAGTTCACATTGTGATGTTGTAAAGATTCCTCTATCTTCAGGTTTATCAACAATCAAACCAGCTCTAACTTCATCTTTGAACACAACCATTAATGGTTCAATACGTTTATTAAATGTTGATATCGCTCTTGGTACATTGTACTCACCTGTCATTTCAGGATTTTCTTCCAAATCAGAAGGGTTTAACATGTAACAATTAATTCTAATCATAGATTCCATTATATCTGTTGGGACTTTACCGTGTTTTTCTTGGTAATAACGTAAATCCTCTTCTCTCCAACCACTCTTTAACTTATTGACCTTTTGAACATCACCATGTGATGCTTTGGTTCCATTATTCACATAAAGAATCACATCACCAAGATTGACAGCCAATTTGTGGTGAATCGCAAGTTCCATGTGTGCTTGACGAGACATTAATGAACCCGCCTTTGTTTTTTGAGTACAACGGAATTGATAATCTTTTAAATTCTGTTTAACCTTTGCTCTTTGAGCAATTTTGGCCAATGGAACTTTTTGGTCATATATCTTTTGAAGATACTCATAGTAATATTCAATAAACTCTTTACCTTGACCATTCAACAACATCTTAATTCCTTTATCCAAAAACTCTTCAATATAACCTGGTAACTTCTTTGATTTAATTGTATTACCAACCAATTTGATTTTACCTTTATCGGTCATCAAAGCGTAGTTCTTACGAGCCAAGTTAATACATGAAGGCCAAACACCATCATTATCTAAAGCCATCTCACCTCTCATGAATATGTCATTGTATTCCGCAATATCCGCTGCCGCTCCCGTGTATTCTTTACCTTCTTTAGATTTCCAATTCAAACCACGACCAATATATTTACGGTCTTCTACACCAGATGGTGATGAAAAGTTCACACCATCCGTATCCATTACCAATGGTTCATATCCACGTTTCATAAAAAAACCAATCATCTGACGCAAGTATTGTCTACCAGTACAAGTAATTTGTTCACCCATGTACATATCACCCCAATGGAATACTTGTGGTGCTGATAAAGCTCCAAACATTGAGTTAATAAAGATTTTAATCGGTAACTGTTTACGGTCATATGACTTTGACTTCTTAGGGTCGGTCTTTTCAAATTTTTCAGCCAATTCTTTGTACATGATACGAGAACTTCTAAAGTAACCCAATAATCCTTTCATCGCACCTGTCACATCACAATCAGGAAACACATCATGTACCAACTGAATAGATGGATAAAGTGAACTAAAATCCAATTTCAATACATTTGTTGAATAACCAACTTTAATCAAACGAGAAAGACCACCAACGAAATCCGTCTTACCTTGTTTTTCGGGGATAGCCAAGTTGTACTTGTAAGACCAAGCCAACATAATCATTTTCCACAAAGTTGCCGTACCCATCGTACTTACACGCTCATAAGTTGTAGGAACTAACGAAGCCAAAAGGAACGAACCTTGGTTAAACTCGTCATCCACACGTAGGGTTTCATCTAAGTCATCATCAAGATACTGTTCTACAATTTTATCACCTGTAGTCTTGATATATGTACCAGGAAAACGTGTGTCAAGGTCATTAAATTGTGGGTTATCGGCCTTTTTATACTTTCCGTTTTTAACATTAAACCAATAATCTTCCTTTTTAGCGTACATAGGACCAATTTCAGTGTGGTCAATGTATACACGGTCTTCATCTTGAATCTCCAAGTACTGTGTTATGTATTTCAAACCTGCTGACTTAATGTTTGAGTTAATCGCTTGGGCTCTACGAACTGAGTGTAAGATATCAATGATGTTATACCCCCACATTGATGTCTGTGGGTACTTTTCTACCTCATTGGCAAGCTTCAACATTTGTTCTTTCTGAGATATGGTACGTTGTGGGTTAAGTGACTTGGCTATCTTCTTAATATCCAATCCAAGTGCCTTGGCTCTCTCAAAAATCCACAACCAGTCAAAGTTAAATGAGTTATATCCACCAATGATAGATGGTTTAAGTTCATTAATTGCATCAAAAAATCTAACCAAACCTAACTTTTCAGTTTCCTCTGTGGCACATTCAATTACCTCGTGGAACCCTTTGTTAGTTTTCATTCCAATCATGAATATACGACCATCCTTTGGTTCAAGTGAGGTCGTTTCTAAGTCAAATACAAATCGGGTTATGTCATTGTATTCCTCATATCCTTTGAATAGTCGTTTTTCCTTCTGAATAAGATATTGTTCTACAGGAGGTAACATAAGAAACTTGTCTTTTGCTTTTTCACCCCAAGGGTCAATACCTCCATCACGGAAAAATTGAACCAATGAACGGTATCCACCAAGACATTTAACCATATAGGTTAAACCATTCTCTAATCTTTCATTATCGTGGGTGTCCAACTTGTCAATAACAATCTTATGTTTTGACATGGCTTCTTTTTGTAAACCTTTTGAACCTTGATAAAAATTTAAATCTCTTAGGTCACCGACCCAAGCAAAAGGTGTAAAATTATCTTTGATGATTTGTTTTCCCTTACCAGGAACTTCTTTAATTTTGTAGATTGCGTCTGTCACATAATCAAATTCTATGGACACAATGAATTGTTCGGGGTCGCCACCTTCCAAGAACGCTTTAATTTCTTCGTTTGATATCATTTCTATAAATTTTAACCGAGTGACCCATTATCTTCCGTGAAATACGGAGTTTGTCTTACTCATTGATTAAAAGTATAGTTATTAATTTTGTTTCCGTCAACAACACCCTTGAGCTGTTGATATAAAACTTTCTTGGACATTAATAAATAACTCATCTCTTAAAGGTAATATTAAATCACCTTGGGGTCCACCTAATAATGAATTATTATATTTAATTAAAAATTGACCAACATAACGACCAACGGCATTTGTATCACGAGCTGTAAATCTAAAATAAACATAGTATTCAGGTAGAGCATTTGGGTCGTCATTAACCACTTCAGTAATGTAAGCGGGTTTTGAAACAATCTTTGGAATACCCGATGCTTCATTAATCATCGTAAAAAAAATTGTTGCGTCACCTAAAGAATCCACAAAGGTTTGATATTCACTTCTACCATCTCTAACCACTTGCATTTTTAAAAGTGGTAATGTCGCATTTTTCTTAATGTAAAATTCCATTACATATAAATACTCATTAAGATTCTTTTCTTAACGAACCGTCATAAAATTCAAACCTATCATGTTCTGTTGGTGTCATTAACAACATTGCTGGTGTAATGTTTCCTTTAATTGTTTCTTGGAACATGTAACTCATCCAAGTTTGTTCAAAAGGTCTTGCCCATGTTGTCTCTAAGAACATTTTCTTGTTTCCATGACGTGTAACTACCTGTGGCCAGTTACAATAATAGATTTCACCATCAATAAACGGAATTCCATTATGTGTTCTAATATTTTTAAATTTTGTTTTTGGGGCATTTGGGTCTTGTCCGTGAACAGGTAGTGTTGGTTTTTCAGGCCAATGTTTTACTCTAAAATCTTGTGGTACATTATACCAAGACCATTGTATTCCATTATCACCAAAAAATTCTGAATAGTTAAATTTTAAAAAGTCATAATGATATTTTTTTGCAATTTCTATTGTATTTTTGTATAAATTCTTGGCGTATCTGTTGAAACCATTTCTACAAACCTCACCTTTATTTGGGTAAAAGAACATGTCATCTTCAAAGAAGAAATAAAAATCAAATCCATTTTCTTCTGAGTGTTCCGCAATCCATTGTCTACCACCACAAATACCTAAATTATCTTTCTTGATATGTTCAAAACCATATTTTTCACAAAGTTCCAAGTATCTTTCGGTAGTTGATAAATCGGATGAATTATCTAATAAAAACTTTTTTGGTTTATCAATAAAGTCCATATCATAAACTTCCATAGATTTCATTAAAGTTTCAAATTGATTTGGACTATTAAATGTTATTACATATAAAGCAGAATTATTAGTATCCAAATCATCATTTAATGTGGTGTTTACTGACTTACATTTTTTTTCTAATGTATCATTTTTTAAATCTTCAAAAAACTTACCAAACAATCCATTACCTTCAATTTCAAAATAATCAATAATATCAGAATGTTTATAACACATTATTGTGAATATTGATTCTTCAGTTCCCATTAAATTTTGTGATAAAGTTGAACTTAATAGGTTGTAATAAATTCCATTAATGTCACCGATTAAACTTTTTGGACCACCAAAAAAACCACCACGTGCAACCATATCAACTTTTGTTCCCGCAAATTGATTTATATTGTCATATGTAAAACCATGTATTTCTGTATTGGCTTCGTATGGGAAACAAACAAAACTAAATTTGTTTGTATATTTTGATAATTTATTTAGAACTTTATCGTGAGTAAAATACCCTGGATGTACGGTATTTGTTAATCCAGCGTCAATCCAAAACATTTGTTCTGAATCAAATGAGTCCATAATTTTAGCGTCATTAAGTAAAAATACTTTAGACATTACCAATGGATTATACAATTCTAATTTTGCTTGTGTTGATTCTGATAACCAACCCGCTTGATTATACCAATTTGGGTTTGTCCTAATTTCTTGAATTTTATCATAAAATTCATTTTTAAACCAATCTTGAGAACGGGTAATAAACATTGTATTTTCACGAGTTCTTCTTTCAAAAACAAATGATTCTAATTCAGAATCACCGAAAATAATCATATTATTTTCTACTTGTAATAGTTGTTCAAACTTATCCAAATAATGTTGAAAAGAACGTGACCATCCTTCTGATAATCCGTCTCTTTTAATATTCCAAAGTCCTGTTACTAAAGTTAATCCACTCATAATTCTTTTCTCCTACAAGTCCAAACAACATTTTCAAATGTATCTTTATCATAGATTTTTAAATTATTTTCTTCAGACGCTTGTGATATATCCGAATCAGCAATTTCATGCCAATTCCAAATTTTATTTAAAATTTTAGATTCAAAAACTTCTTTATTTTCCGCATAATCGTGAGCCAAAATAAAATCACCATTTTTAATATATTTTGAAATTACATTGAATTCTCCAATCTTCCATCCACCATCACATAAAACTATTGTAATACCATCTTGTTGGATATAATCTTTTACCTCTTGGTCAAAATCTAAAAACCCTTCAGTAAAAATGTTTTCAACACGAATATCTATACCACGAGCAATAATTTCGTCATACCAAGGATGTCTACTTATATCATAACTCCTAATGTCAGTATCTAAATTAAGTTCATTACAACTAAGTTTTAAAAAGGTTGTAAACCCACCCAAAGATGTCCCAATTTCTAATATTCTTTTTGGTTTAATATCTTTGATAAAGTTATAAAACACTTCAAATGCACCATGATATTGTTGTGCTGTATGTCCTTGAAATGCCGATAAACTATCATTGGCTTCAAGATTAGTAAATTTTGTTATATTCTCTTGTATATTCATATTATTTAAAATCTTACGTGTAAATTACCCGCTTTGTCATGAAATTCAAAACAAGCCGGTATATGACCTCTAAAACTATCCCAATCCCATTTCATTTCAGCTTCTAATGCTGATACACCGATATCAAATCCATCAGGATAATTTCTTATGTTGTTATGTATTGAGTACCATAAAAACTCTTCCCACCTTCTTACAAAATATCTAAATTTCCAATTGTTTTTAAACACCATAAATTGTTCATTAACAACATGAGCTTCATCCCATTTTGTATGTTCAAACACATGATAATCAACCATTTTTCTATCAAAAAAACAATTACTCATATTTTGTTTATGGTCACCAATTTTAGAAGGTCTTTCAAATAAAAAATCTAAATTATTCTTTTCCATATGATTGAACATATTAAATAATTTATCCTCGCTAAAATTTTCTGTCATTCTCCAATCGGCATCATTATATATTATATAATCATACCCTTTATCCAAACAATGTTTTAATGACAAAACTTTCAAGTTTAAGAAAAATGAAAAACCCGGATTTCCATCATCATATCTGTCTAATTTAAATAAATCTAAATTAACTTTTGGACCAACTTCACAAAGTTCGTTAGTTGTAATATTAAAATCCGCCGAGCATTTTTCGCTATATTTTGTATAACACTCAGAAGCGTTTTTAACGTAGGACTCTCCTACAGCCAATGTTGTAAAAATATATTTCATTATGACTCTACAATTTTTTCTAAGAAATTAAGGGTGTAATCAAAACTATAATAATCAGGTAATTTATTATCTACAAAAATTGGTGATTCAATATACTTTTTATATAATGTTTCGTTAGTATCAATTTCTTTAATTAAAGATAAAAAATCATTTAAGTCAGTAAAGTCGTGTAAATTAATAAAACTTTCAGGATTAAAACCTTCTTCTAAAATATGTTGATTACCAAAAAATATTGGAATTGCACCACTAAAGAACGCATGGTATATTTTTTCTTGTAAAATATAATCTGTATTAGTATAATGAATTGACATGTTAAACTTGTATTTTTGAAACAGTCCTATCTTTTCTCTATAAGTCAAACCATCAATTCTACCAAGATACAAGTGATTTTGCCATTGGTACTTATTTAATGTCTCGTCACCATGTAGTGTTTGTCTCCAAGGACCTGATGAACTAACCATTTTATATTCAGATAATTTATCAAAAACTTGACCTCTAAAATCATTATTTGATGCTTGAGTAATTGAACAAAAACCAGTATTTCTTTTTGATATTACATCAAAATTTCTCTTTTCAGTTAACCAATTTAAAGGACTATCAACTAATCTTGCCTCATCATATAAAGTCCATACATCAAACACACCTGATGGTTGTCTCAAATATCTTTCGTGTTCAAACTTATTATATCCTAAAGCCCATTGGTTTTCATTAGATAAGATTGGACTTCTAAAATCAGCAACTTCACCTGAAACATATAAAAATTTTTTATTCTTATCAGATTGATTATGGTTTGTTGGTAATTGACCTGTGTACGTATCAATTTGATTTTCATTGTAATTTAAATCAGAGTGTATTACAATGTCAGGATTTATTGGGTCAATAATTACATTATATTTTTTTGATAAAATAAATTTAAAGTAATTCATCCAACTATGTTGACCAACATTTGGAAACCCTTGTCTGGTTATTCTAATTGTTTTCATTTAAAGTTTGCGTTAATTTAATGGTGTTTTCATTATGTGGACCATTATCATGTATAATATAGGCATCCAAATTTAAAAGTGAAACTTCTCCATTTTCTATCTTAACACTATCTTTAGTGTCTAAAGTGCTAAAGAAAAAATCACGTTCTTGGTCAATAATAATATCATCGTTAAGTAGGTATTGAATTGTCCATCTACCTTGGTCATCAATACCTGTCTGATATTCTTTCTCAATTATATCTTTTAGGTGATTTACAATTTTATCAGTGTATCCAAAGTAAGTACCAGAATTTAAATACTTACTGTCATTAATGGCACGTTTATTTTCATACAAATGAGTATAGTTTGTTGGTGGCCATAAACCTTTTTCGGCACCCATAATAAGGCTACAATTTAAAGATTGAAACTTTTCTATAATACCTTCAGGAGATTTAATAAAGTTGGTATCTGTGGCATCTAAAAATAAAATATAATCATAGTTCCCAACAATATTTGATTCAATATACTCCAACACTTTTACTGTCTTGTAAAAGAATAATTTATCATAATAAGAACCATCGGTAATCAAACCAGAATTTCTTACAACATGAATATCTTCAGGTGAAAAATATTTTAAAGCATTCTTATAAAAAGATGGTTCATAATATTCGGGGTAGTCAAATAATGCCGTTATTAATGCAACATTTTTCATATTAATTACCTGATATTTGTTTATAAAATTCTTTGATTAATTCACCATCACTATTAAAGATATTGTCTTGTGCAAAAAACTTATATGGTATTGTGTCTTCCCAAAAAACAACAAGTTCATTACCTAAGTTATTTTCTAAAACTTTGTCTGTTTCTTCAAAAACCTCAATAAATGGGTATTTTGGGTATATACAAATCATATCATCTTTAACATCAATAATTTGTTTATGATGTGCATTACCCCTATATTTGTTGTCCCATAAAAACATAAATTCATTATATTTTGATGGGATTGCAATATAACCCTTTTTAGATATTTTAGGTAGTAATTCTAATAAATCTGTTGGTGTTATTACATCTTCTAATGTGTGTGAACAGATGCTGTAATCAAACTTACCATGTTCCTCAACATAGTTCAATAACTCAGCCCAAGTGTTTTTATCTTGAATGTTAAAATCAAAAAATTTAACACCTTCTTGTTCTATTTTAACAATGTCGGCAACAAATTTACATTCAGGGTAAGACCAAAATTGTAGAGATGCTCCAATATCAATTGTTTTATAGTCATTATCTGATATTATTTTTTTTACGTCACCGATTAGGTTCTTAACAGAACCATTATATTGCCAATGTGTTATCATATTTTTTGTTTAAGAATAGTATATCTTGTTGAATTAATTCGTAGGTCAAAGGATGATTTATGTTTCCAATAAGTTCAACAGGTTTAAAACCCAAGTTATCCATATATTCATAAACAAACTCTTTTGTGGGGGCGTTTTGATTGTATTCCATTAAAGATACTTCCATTAGAATACCTTTAGCTTCTTTAATGATATCTAACCCACCATTTATAATATCAATTTCAGAACCTTGAACATCAATTTTAATTAAATCAAATTTTTGATTGTTTAAAAGATTAGAAAGAGTTTTAGTTTGTTTTTTTTCTATAAGAATTTGGTCATCATCATAAAAAGATGTATTTTCACGGTAAATTGAATTACCTGTACATCTTGGTTCATTTTTTCTAATGTAGAAATCAACTTCTTTTTCGGAATCACTTAATAAACAGATAGAGTAATCAACGTTTAAAGTTTCTAATACCACTTCACAACTTTCACTACCCTCAATTAAATAATAGTATGAATTTGGGAAGATGTTTTTAATTTCATTATAAAATTGACCAACATTTGCACCAATATCCAAAATAGATTTCGGTTCAAAATATTTTTTAATACTTTCTAAACTCATAAATTATTTAAAATAAACAACACCTGTTCCAGTTGAGTGTCCAATGTTTGTAATGTCATATTTTTCTTTGGTGATGGAACCCCAAAATCTTTCCATTTCAAAATTCAAATGAATATCATCAAGTAACAAATAACCTTTATAGTTAATTGACACCAAATGGTCATAAAATTCTTTTTCAAACGTACCATCGTGGTAAGTGTCCAACATAATATATTTTGAACCCAAAATAACACTGTTGTAATTACCATTTAAAACATTATCAATAATAAACTCAGCGTTCAATGGTGTATAATTTAAATCAAATTCATTTCCAACATTAAAAGAACGAACTTTATTTTTTGAGTTTACAGAAAATGCAAGTGCTGAACAACCTTTAAGTGTTCCAACATCCAATATGTCAACCAAATCATCATTTTGTGAAATATGTGCCAACAATCTATAATGTTCTTGACCTGATTTTGACATAAAATATCCTTGATATTCCGAAGAATTAATTCTTTGTGAGTAAGGGAACAAATCAATATTGTCCAATTGTTCGTTTGTAATTGATAAAAAATCCATGTTTATAAATATTATAAGTTACCAGTTATTCTTTCACACCAATCTTTAGACACCGAGTGTGGCCAAACTACCCAATACTTAGGTTTATGTTCAGTTTGGAACTCTCTCCATACTTTACAATATCCATCAGGGTCATTTAACATCCTATCAATTTCTGCTTTATCAGCATCTTTTCTAAAGATTGTTTCATCATTTTCATTGTGGAAAGCAACAACCCAAAAGTCGTAATCCTTTTCAGGAACTCTATCAAATCCAACATCAATACAATGTTTGAATATTTGAGCAAAATTCTTTTTCCACTCTTCTTCAGATTCAAAGTTATATGGATTTGGTGGATAATTTTTATCCAAAGTATATTGTTGTACCGCACGTTTTTCAAATAAAAGACCTGAATACTTTTCATAATCTCTTAATGTTCTAACTGTACCAAAACCATAAGGTCCATCATGACCTTCTTGAGTTTCACCATCCATACCAAACAATTTTCTGTTTGTAAAATGTGAGTGACTATTCTTGTTTCCCCAATCTTTATCATCATCCCATTGTTTTGTTCTACCTTTACGAGTGTATTCGTGCCAAATCAAAACTTTATGTGGGTGAAACAAATCATAACCCCAAGTGTATGCACGAGCGGCAATTGAAATTTCCTCACCGTGGAAATAATATTCAGGGTTGTGTTGTACTTCTGTTGAGAATTGACCTAATGTAAAACAGTAGTGTGCTGAGTAGAAACGAGCCGTTACAGGTTCAGTTAAATTCTGCCAACCTGGAATTGTTTCAGGTAAGAAGAACACCGCACCTTCAGGAATAAATCTATCAAACGCCATTCTCCATGGTTCTTGAGTACGTCCTGCAGGGTCATTATCGGGGTCAAATGAAGATACATAACCTGTTAACAATGGTTTTTCATGTCCCTTCTTTTGAAGTTGTTTAATCATCTTAATCATCTCATCGTCCCAATTGGGAGCAAATCTCATGTGTGAGTCAAAACTGTCTTGCAATACCAATTATTAAATTTTTGGGTTTCTTTGCGTTTTCTATCATGTTTTTGATAGTAGCAACAAGTTGGGGGTCACGATAAGCGGCAATTTGAACAAATATTTTCATGAATATATTTTTTCATAAAAATAATATAAGATTAAAAAAGATGAATACTAATGTTAATTATCCTCCAACTACAACGTTTATTGAGTCAGCATTTGCACCTGAACCCCAAGTATAAGTGTATGTTCCTGGTGTTAATCCAAAACTAACGAATGATTGACCATTAAATGTTTGACTACTTGAAATTGCGGTTCCTGTTGTATAACCAACAGGGACTAATAATGAATATGGTGCTGGTCCTTGTTTAATAACCCCAAATATATTACCACTTACTGATGTTTGAGACCCTCCTACTCCACCTGGTCCAAAATTAGGTGGTGTTGTTGTAAATCCGCTATATTGAACGGCATTTATTCCATTTGTACCCATTAAGAATGTTGCGTTACTAACTCCTAGTCCACCAAAACTAAAAGGTCCTGCACTTGGATTAACAAGTGTTAAGTCATTTATGTTAAGTGAACCTGATGCCGACATTACAACATTACCACCTGACTCAACGATTGTCACACTAAGTCCTGAAGGTGTTGATGCCGATGTTGAAGTCGGTGTCGGTGTTTGAGTCGGAGTATCCGTTACAGTAGGTGTTGGTGTCTCAGTTGGTGTTTGAGTCGGAGTATCCGTTACAGTAGGTGTTGGTGTCTCAGTTGGTGTTTGAGTCGGAGTATC